TTGAGGATGTGAACAAGTACGGCGCGGCTATCGCGGTGGAAAAGTCCGATGATGCGTTCCTGACTAAGCTTCAGAATGTTGTCCTTGGTAAGTTCTACACGTTCCTCAATACGGGTTCGCTGACGGACACGGCGGCTACTTGGCAGGCGGCTCTTGCCAAGGCACAGGGTCTTGTGCTGAATAAGTTCGCGACTATCCAGAAGGATGTTACCGAGGTTGTAGGTTTTACCAATATCCTTGATGCGTATGATTATCTTGGTAGCGCGGATATTACTGTCCAGACTGCGTTTGGTCTGAATTATATTCAGAATTTCATGGGCTATCGGACGCTGTTCCTGCTCCCGGCTACGCAGATTGCCCGGAATAAGGTGCTTGCTACGCCCGTTGAAAACATTGACCTGTATTATGTTGACCCCGGTGATTCTGAGTTTGCGAAGCTTGGTCTGAATTATACGGTGCAGGGCGAAACCAATCTGATTGGCTTCCATGCGCAGGGCAATTATAATACTGCGGTTGGTGAAGCGTTCGCGCTGATGGGTATGGCGCTTTGGGCTGAGTATCTGGACGGTATTGCCAACATTACCGTTTCTGGTACCTAATGTTCAAGGTTGTACTTCCGTTCTTTGATTTGCAGGACGGAAACAGAGAATACCACCCGGGGGACACGTTCCCCCGGGATGGGTTGAAGGTCAGCACGGCGCGGCTTGCAGAGTTGGCCTCAAGCAATAACCGCCGTGGCTTCCCCGTCATTGAGGAAGTTAAAGAACAGGAAGAAGCGAAACCTACCCGAAAGCGGGTGAAGAAGGATGCTGACTGAGGTTTGCGATTTTGTCCATAATTATTTTGAATATGCCGTCTATGATGGCACGTTTGAAATAAGCGGCGGCACAATTAACCTTGATTCGTTGGTTGCAAATGGTCAGCGTTTCCGCATCATTGGATCTGCGTTGAATGACGGAATTTATACCTACCATACAGACGGTCAGATTTTTAATGATGATGGCAACAATGGCGTAACATTAGCAACTGAAACGTTTACGGGGCGGGTTGTCGCAATGGCAGTTCCTGCTACTTTTTTACGGATTGTGAATGATGTTAAAGAGTGGCAGAACAAAAACAAAGCGGTGCTTGAAAGTCCGTATCAGTCTGAAAGCTTCGGCGGGTATTCGTACACTAAGGCGTCTGGTAGCGGTTCTAACGCTGGCGGTTCGTTGGGTTGGCAAGACATGTTTCGTTCGCGTTTAAACGCTTATAGGAAAATCTCTTGATAATCTGGAGGGGTTCTGAATGTCGCTTATTGATATCATGATGGAAGAGTGCGTGATGCTTGACAAAAGGACGGTCCCTGACGGTCTTGGTGGATTTGTCATTGAATGGCAGGAAGGTGCTCCTTTCATGGCGGCAGTAATAAAAGACAGTACGCTTGCTGCACGAGTTGCAGAAAAGCAGGGCGTTTCTGAGGTTTATACTGTCACAATTGATAAAGGACTCGCGCTACAGTATCATGATGTCTTTAGACGATTGAGCGATGGGCTGACTTTCAGAGTTACAAGTAATGTTAGAGATTCGGAAACTCCTTCTGTTGCGACCTTTCAAATTGGGCAGGTGACAGCTGAAAGGTGGGATTTGACGCAATGACGGACACGGCACAAGCGTTGAACGAGTTTTGGAACAGTTTTGACATTCCTGCATATATGGTTAATACTGTTCCAGATGAACAGCCTGACGGAACAAAAACAGATCCTCCGTATATTACTTATAGTATCGTTGAGACAGAAGCGATTGGACAAGCAACGCATTATGCACAAATATTCTATAGGGGTGGAAACCTTGGACCGTTATTTGCAAAAGTGGACGAAATAAAAAAGGCAATTGGAACAGGCGTACTCATTTCTTGCAATGGTGGTTATGTGTCAATCAGGCCAGCTAACCCGTTTGTACAGGTAATGATTGATGCCGACCCTGATATTCGTTATGCTTACATTAATCTGCAAATAAATTGTTATCATTTGTAAAAGGGGTGATTTTATGGCAGTTGCTGGGTACGTTACTCCATGCAGGACTGAAACCTTCCAGAATCTTCAGCTTAATGCTGGAGCGTTTCTGATGGGGTTTTCTTACAGCGAGTACACGGACGCGACAGCGCTTCGCACGGCGCTTGCAACGGCACTACAGGATAGCACTAAATTGCTCGGTGCAACTCGTGGTGGTGGTACGTTTGTTGTTACTTCTGAGATTCGTGAACCGGATGTGGATGGCAAGCGCTATCGTTTCAAAGGCGGTGCTTTTGTTGACAGCGTTGATGCTCAGTTGACTGGAACCTTGGTTGAAATTCGTCCTGAAATTTTTGCTAAGGTTCTTGCTACTGGTGAAAGTACAACGTCTGGAAAGAAAACAACGGTCAAGATGCACACGGCAATTCAGGAAACGGACTACATTGATAGTCTTGTGTGGGTTGGTGATATGTCGGACGGTGGGCTTGTGCTGATTGCGCTCAAAAACGCCTTGAACAACAACGGTATGACGCTGACTTTTACAGACAAGGGCGAAGGTGTTATTCCGTTCGAATTCCATGCTTATCAGGAATCTGTTGAGGATTATGACTATGCTCCATTTGAAGTCATTTTCCTTGACAAGGCATCTGCGTAATGATAAACTGAAAACGACAAGCGGGAGGATAGTAAGAGCTGTCCTCCCGTAATTTATAGGAGGGAAAAAAATGAAAATTTCAGCCATGACAACGGAACAGGCAACAGATGTTCTTGTGAAGATTGCAGAGCCAGCTTCCATCATTATGCATGATGAAAAAGTTTTTGAGATGCTTGAAAGGTTGTCAAAAAGTGAGGCAGGAAATGCGGTAAAATTTTTTGCAGACAATATCACTTTAATTGTTACTGCGCTTCTGAAAAACCATAAGATTGAGGTTTATACAATCGTTGCTGCTTTGGCTGGAAAGACGGCAGAAGAAGTTGCAAAACAGAACATTAAACAGACAGTAATTGATATTAAAGAAAGCTGGGATGGTGATTTAATCGATTTTTTCGGCTCGCTCAAGTGATTCCGCAAAACGATGCATATAAAATTATTGTTATTATATCTAAGCATGGTTGGCACGGGGCCGAACATGTATATGCATTTTTGAGGGAGTCTTCTGAACGTGAAAAGTGGGAGAAATACGTTGCAAGCATATTGTGGTCAATAGGAAAAATGCTTGGCGGGGAAAATTATCCTTTCCCGGTTTATACGGATTATATAAATGGAGTTGTACAGGATACAAGGTCTTCACAGGACATTGTAAGCGGATTGATTGAAAAATTGTCCGAGTAAGGAGGTGAAACAATGGATCTGTTTAATTTGATGGCCAAATTAACTCTTGACACGTCAGGTTATGACAGTGGCGTAAAAGAGGCTGACAGTAGTGGACGTTCTTTGGCTAGCAATCTCGAACGATATATGGAAAAGGCCAAAAATGTTCTTAAGGCTGTGGCAATAGGTGCGGCAATCAAAAAAGTTGCGTCTGAGGTTTGGCAGTTGGTTAATGCTGTTTCTGCCGCAGGAGACAAAATAGATAAGCAGTCGCAGTCGCTCGGAATGAGCCGTAAAGCTTATCAAGAATGGGAGTATATTCTTGGACAAAGTGGCGCCTCCATTGAAAGTATGGGGCTTGTGATGAAAACAATGGACGCCGCGATTAAAGAAAATTCAGATGATACTGCTGTTGCATTGTCGAAGCTGGGATTGACGGCGGCTCATCTTCAAAGTCTTGCCCCTGAACAGCAATTTGAAAAGTTGGTCCGCGCATTTCAAAAAATGCCGCCTAGCGCTCAAAAATCGCGTTATGCGATGATGTTGTTTGGCAGAGGCGCACAGGAATTGATGCCTTTGCTCAACTCGTCAACGGATTCCATTGATGAATTGAAAAAGAGGGCGCAGGAACTTGGTATTATAATGTCTGATGAGGATGTTGATGCCGCTGTTGCATTTGGTGATTCTCTGGATGATTTACAAAGGGCATGGACATCTTTAAAGTATAAAGTTGGTGCACAGCTTTTACCGAATTTCGTTAATTTTTTCAAAAATGCGGCAGATTCCATTGGTCAGATTTCGAATGCTTTGAGCGAGGCATTTAAAACAGGCGATTGGGCCAGCTTTTTCAGAACTGCTATTGATGCGGTTTGGAACGGCGTTAAAGGACTTATTGAAAGTTTCGGGAATTGGGTAATCGAAGCACTTAATTCTGCTTTTGGAACAGAAATTCCAGAAATTGATTTGTCTGGAGTGCAAAGTGCTTTTCAGTGGTTTGTTGACAATCAAAGCACGATTGTTGCGGCAGTTACGGCTATTGTTGGTGCATTTGCAACGGCAAAAATTGCGGCTTTTTTGTCATCCCTTACTCCTGTTAGTGGTGCGTTTATAGCAATCGCGATTGCTATCCCGCTTGTTGCCGCTAACTGGGACACCATTAAGGATTGGATTGGCAAAACGTGGGAAACAACAATTAATTGGGTAGAAGAAAATTGGCCTGAACTTAAAGAAAATGTCGACAAGTTAATTGAGTGGGCAGACAAAGAATGGAAAGCTACCGTAACTTGGATTGAAGAAGGCGATTGGTCAGACATTGAGCTTGGATTTGGAAAACTTTCTGATTGGGTATCGAAAGAATGGAATCCAACAGTAATTTGGGCTGGAAATCAGACTACATGGAATGAACTTGAAGCCAATTTTAATAAACTCGGGGAATGGGTCAACAACAGTTGGAACACAATTGTTTCATGGACTGATGGGAACCACACTTGGGAAGATATTTCGAACGATTTTACAAAGCTCGGTGAGTGGATTGAGAAGGATTGGGAAGCTGGAGTAAAATGGCTTGCAGAAGGTTGGGAAGAAACTAAAGGAGAATTTCAGCAAATCACTGAGTGGCTTGGCCTTGATTGGGATGTGACCGTAAAATGGGTTGATGATACATGGTCAAACATTGAAAGTGATTTCGCTCAGCTTGGCGAATGGGTCAACAGCGCTTGGGACACCACTGTAAAGTGGTCTGATGATACATGGGCAAATATAGATTCTGCTTTTACTCAGCTTGGCAATTGGACCGACAGCATTTGGGAAGCAACTGTCACTTGGGTTAACAACGCTTGGGATGATGTAAACAGCGCTTTACAAGAGGTTGGAAGTTGGATTGGCAATCAAGCAAATACGATTGCGCTTAATTTCGTTTCAACAGTTGATAGCTGGATAAGAGAAATTAAAAATTGGTTTGGCGGTGCGAAGAAAACAATCAAGGCACAGATTCAGACAACAGCAGACGAATTCACAGAAACGATTAAGGGATGGGTTGATGGTGGCGCATCGTTCGTTCTTAGTATTAGTTCTACTGTTGATGGGTGGATTAACACAATCAAGGGATGGATAGATAACGGCATAAACATTGTTGCTAATTTCTTTGGAAACCT